CGTGTCGTGTTTTGTGTGTGCTATATTTGAGGTGTCAACAAAAAAAAAACAACAAACAAAAAAGGCTTGAACAATGGGTAAATATAGTTTTATGAATTATTATTGTGTTCGTCGTTTGCTTGATGAGGGTGCATGTGAAAGTGATTTTGTGCAGTGTTTTGTTGATGTTGATGATACGATGTATTTATACCCTTTGAATTGTTTGACTGTGGGGAGATGTGGTGTGATGTTTCTTGGTTATGGTAGGAGGCATGAGTGTGATGGATTATCATTGTTGTAATGGTTGTAAGCGTTTTTATATGGGTGGTAGCATAGTTAAGGGGTTACGTCGTATATGTCGTATGCGTGTAGTATGGTGTTGTTTGGCCTATTAGCTCAGTGGTTAGAGCGACATCCTTATAAGATGTGCGGGCCGGGTTCAATTCCCGGATAGGCCACGGTTGTTGAGAATTGTTATTGTTATTGTTAGTGTGATATATTAGGTCATGACATGCCGTTTGGCATGTTGTGGCCTTTTTTTTTTTTGTATGAGGTGTATGCATATGGATATGAGTTCTATCGTTACCCTTGTGGGTAGTGTGGGTTTCCCGATTGTCGCGTGTTGTGGGATGGCGTGGTTTATTGCCTCGACGTTCCGCGATTTTAATAATTTGATGACGAAGAACAATGTTTTGACTGAAGAGCTTATAGCCTTGCTTAAGAATGATAAGGGGGGTGATAATGTTGATGAAACGAATATGGCGTAGCATATTGGCGTGCGTATGCGCGTTGTCGTTGGTTTTTGTGCCGTCTGCATACGCGGATATGCGTGGTTTTGACGTGAGCAATTGGCAGTGTGATATCGATACGTATGCGCTCGATGCTGATTTTGTTGTGGCCGGTGCGACTTGGGGTGTTGGCGGTTTTAATAATGTCTGTTTGGTTAATGGCGTCAATCAGGCCGCGAATTATCAGCTTGGTCGTGCAGTGGATAGCGGCAAAAGTATCGGCGTGTATCATTATGCTATGGGCAATGATGCTGTTGCCGAAGCTGATTTTTTTGTGGATAACGTTGCCGGATATGTCGGGCGTGCCGTGCTTGCGCTGGATTGGGAGGCTGATGATAACCCGCAGTTTGGTAATGGGGCGTGGGTTGAGTCTTGGGTGCGGCGCGTGTATGACCGCACGCGAGTGTGGCCTGTTGTTTATACGGGGGCGTATTCGTTGGGTCAGCTAACGCCGTATGTGCGTGCGCATTGTGGCGTTTGGGTTGCGCAATATGCGTCGAACGTGCCGACTGGTTATCAGGCGGTGCCGTGGCTTTATGGCGCGTATGGTGAGGCCATGCGACAGTACACGTCTAATGGTTATGTTTCGGGTTATGGGCCGTTGGATTTAGACTATTTCCGTGGTGAGCGGTGGCAGTGGGACGCGTATGCGCTTGGTGAGCGCGATAACGGTGTTTCGGCTCCGGCTCCGGCTCCGGTGCCGGATACGGGTTGCGCGTCTACGTGTGTGACGGTCGGGCCGGGTGACACGTTGTCTGGTATTGCCGCGCGTACTGGTTTGTTGCCGTGGCAGTCGTGGCATGGGTATGAGTCTGGTAATCCCAGTGTGATATATCCCGGCGAAACCGTTTGCTATGGCGGTGGTACTGTTGCGCAGTCGAATGCGAGTGCGGCGCGCGCGTATACGGTGCAACCGGGTGATAGTTTGTGGTCTGTTTTCGGCGTTGATTGGGCGCGTGTCGCGTCGGTTAATGGTCTGTCTAACCCGAGTTTGATTTATCCGGGTCAGATTTTGCGTTACTGATAATCGTTGTCAATAATCGGCGTGTCGCTTTTGCGCGCGCCGATTTTTATGCTATAAATATATGTGTTAGCAAAAATGTTAACATAAAAACAGATACAAAGGATAATAATATGCGTAAGATTCGTAAAGTAATCGCTGATAGCGATATCAGCTATTATGACCGAAACGGCGAAATGCAAACGTTCCACACCACCGGAAACATTCGTACCGTTGAAAAAGCAGTTAAAGTGCTTATGGACGCGGGTATCGTCAACGTCCTGATTGATGATATCACCGTACACAAGATAACGTATGCAATGGACGTTGACACGTTCATCACGAATGCCGAACGAATCGTAACCGATACCGATACCGATAACGACAACGATAACGAATCTGAATTCTGATTTTGGAAGGAAACATCATGACCAAAAACAATGATCAGATGAACGACACCGCCAATGAAACCGCACATACCACTGTTGACAATTATCGTTACATTTGTACGATGGACAACAGCACTTTTGAGGGCAAACGTGCCATTGTCAACGCGCGTAACAACGCAATGTCATTGAACGCTATCGGTGACACGCCGCTAACGGTCATTGGCGCGTACACCACGCCGGGCGTGCGCTCTCAGACGGGGCAGAAGTGCGTAAACGTCTATCTTTTTGCAAGTGACGGCAATACGTATTTCAGCCAGTCGCAGGGCATTTATCGTAGCGTGTTGGATATTTATGACATGTTCCCAGACTTCAACGCGCCGGACGGTATCCCCGTGGCAGTGAAAATGACATCGCTCGGTGGTGGTCGTTCCACTAAATCGCTTGAAATCAAGTAGTTTGAAATGAGAAAAAAGCGCCATAAAATAATATGGCGCTTTTTTTATGAGGTGGTGAAAATCATGCCTAGAGCGCGTAAACAGGCAGACGTTTTAACCGCGAAACGTAAGCGCGTGGGACGCGCGATAAACAGCCTGAAAAAAAGTATCACGGACGCCATGCCCGAGAGCGAGGCAAACGCGCGACGGGATTATATTCAGCGGCTTGAATCGCAGTTGAAAAAAACATATGTCGGGCGCGTGAGCAATCGCGCCATGCGTGAAGAATTATATCAGCGCGCTAATGAAGTCGCGGATACGCTTGTGCGACAGGTGGGCGAGGTGCGCGGCGGCAAGGGCCGTACAATGGAACGCAGACGGTCGTTTAACATTTTTCGTACAGAGATGAGATTGGCGTCTAAGGGACAGCCGAGCGCCTTGGGTGAGCTCGGTCGGGAAAAAGTCAAGATTTTTTGGCGATACACACAAAACATATGGCAGAAACCTAATATACCGCCTGATAAACGTTTGGAGGCCGTGATGAAGGCATATGGCGCGGACTCGCTGAGTGAGCTTTTTGATACCATTATGGCGCGAAACGAAAAAGTGTTGCAATACGCCAAAAACATGAAAGCGCACACGGGCAAATTGGAAGATTATACGGATACCGACGGCGGTAGCCCGATATGGTTGGTAGCGGTTTCCCCTGACGTGGTACGATGAAAGCATGTAAGGATTACAGGATAGCGGCGATATTTGATACCGAAACCACGAATATTGGTGAGGGTGCCGAAACGCGCGCGTATCCGATATTGTATATTTTCAACGATATGCGGGCTACCCCGTTGGAATCGTATACGCCCGATACGGACGATGTACGTTTTTACCGGCGCACGTCCGAAGCGCTGGCGTACATTGATGATTTGATTACGTATGGGCGTGCTCATGGTTATGTGCCGATAATCGCGGCATATAATCTCATGTTTGATATGCAAACGCTTATGCTGGAATTGGCGCAATCGTATACGATTGAGGTCAATGCGCAGACCGCCACCAGCGTATACACGCTCGATTTGTGCGTTGATGGTAATGTGGTGTGCCGTTTTTGGGATACGTTTTACCTTGAAATGGGCGGCCTACGCGCTATGGGTGAGACGTGCGGCCTGCCCAAGGCGGTGGGCGATTGGGATTACACACTTGCGCGCACGCCTGAAACGCCGTTGACTGCGGAAGAATTGTTTTATGCGCGGCGCGACGTGCAAGTGATACCGCAATATCTGCAATGGCTGTTACATGCAAACCATTGGCTCACGCCTGACATGTTGGGACGCCGTGTGCTGACCAAAACCTCGCTCGTGCGTCAGATGGCGCGCCGTGAGATTGGCGGGCGGCGCGTCACGTTGCAGGGCGGCAAGAAAATCACGCTGCAACGCGCGTTTGAAACGACGTGCAATCAAGAGTTTCCGAAAAACTATGAGTCCTATGCGTTGCGTAAAGCATGTTTTCGTGGCGGTTTGACTTTTACGAGCGCTAAAACCGCTAGCGTTGTCGTTGATAACGTGGCGTCTCTTGACGTTACGTCAATGCATCATGCGTTTATCAACGGGCGGCGTTTGCCGGTTAAATTCGCGGTTGCCCCGCCGGAAATTTTGCAAATCGCGTGCAAGCGTGTCGCTGACACGCCGCTTGAAGATGTATTACGTAATTATAGTGACCCATTTCGTACGGGGTTACATGTTGCGATAGGTTTTACAAACCTTAGATTACGGGAAAACACATGTTTTGCCGATTGGGGTATTGCAATATGCCCACGTTCCAAGTTCGTGAAAACGTTGCAGGCGGACACCGATTACAGCAACAACGAACGCGCGAAAACACAGGAAAACAGTATCAGGGCGCACGGCTACGTTGATAGTGCCGTTAATCCGACGTTTGCTTTTGGAAAATTGTATCGGGCGGACGAATGCATTTTACACGTTAATGAGATTGAGCTGTGGAACGTGGCGCAGGTGTACGAGTTTGACGAAATGCATGTGTTGTACGGTGAAGCCACCACTAAAACGATTGTACCGCCCGATTACGTGACCCTACAATCTAACATGTTGTTCGCGCGTAAAACCGACGTTAAAAACCTGATTAAACACTACACCGAGGGTGTGCCGTATGCGGGTGATATACCCGAGTCGATACCCGAGGGAATCGCACGTGACGCTAGGGCGGGCACGTTGAGCATGAAATTTCTGCAATCCTATTACGGTAGCACCGTTAAGGGACAATTCAACGGAATCTATGGCACTCAGGCGCAAGACGTCATGAAAGCAGATTACCGCGTGACGGAAACCGGTGAACTGGAGGTAGATAAGGCCACGGTCTGCACGCCCGAGAATTTTGTGAAAAAGCGTCCGAAGACACCGCGCGTGCTGTACACGTATGGTATGCGAATTGTAGCCGGGTCGCGTATGCATCTGGTAATAGCCCTTATGCTGATATATCGGCGTTTCGGAAATCGTGTCACCGTCACGGGCGGCGATACAGACAGTCTTAAAATCAGTTGCGCCAATGACGTGACCGATACGGAACTGTTGGACGCGCTCGAACCATTGCACACAGCGATAGAAAACGCAATCAATCTTACTATGCGGCGCGTTCGAAACACCGCGCCCGACATGGCGTCAACGCTTGACCATATCGGCAAGTTCGAGGTTGAGGATTGTGGCGGCGCCACTCGTTACGCCGAGCACGTGGAACTGTGGAACAAGGCGCGTGTAAGTCTGGATATGTCCGGGCGCGTGCATGTCACTTGCGCGGGCTTGCCACGGCCTGACGGCGTGTACACCATTGAAGACTGTATCGAGGATATTATGTGTATGGGTCACGGTTTCGCGGAAACGGTACGTTTGGCGCTTGGTTATGATGTGTTGGTTGATTATGAGATTTGCCATACGTTGCAACGCAACCGTCCGCATGTGTGGGATAGGTACGTCGGCACCGTCACCGATTATCAAGGCATAACATATCATGTTGACGCACCCGAGGCGATAGCGTTGTATCCGTCCGGCAGATGGCTAGGGGAATCGGACAAACAGGCCAACGGCGAGAATCTTGCATACATGCGGAACGTATATAATAGGAATGTTGAGACATTGCCGCGCGAACTTGTTAAACGGGACGGCAAACCTATGATTGTGAGCATTGATGGCGAAATATTACTATGACCGGCTTAAGACACTGATTCTGCCGCGTAACGCAGACGTGAACATGATTATCGGCGCGCGTGGTTTGGGCAAAACCTACGGTGTACGAAAATACATGATAGAAGACTATTTGAAAAACGGCTATTGTTTCGTGGAAGTGACACGGTTTCGTGAGGAAAACAATGATGTCGCGGCGAACTATTTCAGTCGTATCATACAAGATAATATTTTCCCCGATTATGAATTTCGTACCACCAATAAAATAGCGGAAATTCGCAAAAAGAAAACCGGTAAAAAAGAAAACCCGTGGAAAACAATTGGGTATTTTATACCTTTGTCGTTACAACAGCAGAAGAAAAAGAGCACTTATGTTAATGTGCGCAATATCTGCATGGATGAAATTATCATAGATAACGATGATAGATATCACACATATCTGAAAAACGAATTTGAACAATTGGCGAAACTTGTAGATACCGTCACACGAGAACGCGCAGATGATACGGGATTACGCAAACCGAGAGTGTTTCTGCTGGGTAACGCTTGTGACGCTTTTAATCCCTATTTTCGGCATTATGACGTACCGTTGGAACCTGAACACGGTTTGCAATGGCTAGGCGGGAAAACATGTCTGTTCGATTATGTGCGGGATGATGAATACGCCGAGCAAAAAACAAAGAACACGGTAGCGGGGCGTATGCTGAAAAACAACGATGACGTCACTTCTAAAAACAATTTCGCGCGGTATAATACTGATTTTATCGAAAAACCGCACGGACATGCAAAGCTTACGTATGTTTTTCGATGGTTGCAAAACGAATATGGCGTGTATGTCGATTTGCGTTGCGGCTATGTTTTCATATCCTCGAAATATGATAGCGGCGCACATGTACCGTATTTCGCAATCACCCGGACGGACAACAAACTTAACTATCTTACCGCGAACATGGCTAAAGATTTGATACGTAATCTTATATCATATTATGCGCTGGGGTATCTGCGCTATGATACGGTGGAAACGCAACACGCCGTAAGTGAAATGTTAAGGAATTTTGGTATAAAATAACATACGGCATACAAAGAGATACCGCAGTGAGACCGCTAAAACATTGTCATTGACTTCCACGGTTGACTCCGCCAATGATATGGCCGTAAGGGATAAGCGCGCCGGTTGTTGCTGTGAGTCATGTCGCAAGTATGCTATTCTTAAGTCGTATCGGCCCGTATTACGCCGATACGACTTTTTTCATATATGAAAGGAAAAAACAAATGGATGACGAAACCACCGAGGAGAGGGATACCGCCGAACGTGATGACCTCACCCCCGACGAAGCGCACCGTGAAGGCGAATTCGATGACTTGCGCGACATGCTTTCACGTGTGCTTGATAAGATTGATACGATGAACGAGCGAATCGACGGCATCTACGACAATTTCACCGATTCCGTGGCGCAGATGGTCGAAAACGGCGCAACCGTCAAGGAGCCCGACGATGACGCGGCTGAAGCAATCGCACAGGCGGCGGCTGAAGACTTGGAAAACCTCGATTACACGCTGTAACGGATAGGAGTAAAATATTATGGCTGTAGATAACGCTACGATTTTGGATAAAGTCCGTACCAAGGGCACCGACGATTATCAGCAACGCATACCGAGCGCGACGCAAACCGGCGTGGCGAACACCATGCGTTATCTGTTCGACCCCATGAACCGTCAATATTTGAATGATTGTGTTTGGAACATGGTGAACCGTATCGGACTCACCGTGATGGCCCAGAACGCGCCGTTTGAGAACCCGTTGGCGATTTTCAAAAAAGAGAACTTGTATTGGGGTTCGACCGTGCAGGAAATCGCCGTCAAATGGATTAAGGCGCACGGGTACAAGGATGACGCCGAAACGCTTTTGAAAATGCACCGCCCCGAGGCGTCCGTCTGGTTTTATGAGATGAACCGTCGTGACCAGTACCCCATCTCATGGACAGATGACGAATTGCGACAGGCGTTCGTGGATGATTACGGTCTGAACCGTTTCGTAGCGCAGATTATGGAGACCCCGCGCAATTCCGATAATTACGATGAAATGAACATCATGCTTGCGCTGATACGCCACTACGAACAAAACCTTGGTTTTTACAAGGTGCATCTTGACGCGGAACCGAGTGATGAAACGACCGCCAAGACGTTGCTCAAGGCGTTGCGTTCGACCGCCGGGCGTATGCAGTTCCCAAGCACCCAGTATAATGCGTTGAACGTGACCGATATTCCGGCGTATGCGAACCCTCAACAAATGGTGTTGTTGATTGAGCCGGAATATCTTGCGTCGCTTGACGTTGACGCTTTGTCCGCCGTGTTCCAGTTGGACAAAGCCGAAGTGCCGTATCGTATCGTTCAGGTGCCGAGTCTCGGCATCCCCGGCGCGGTTGCGTTGCTTGTTTCGACTGACTGGTATCAGGTACGTGACACCGTGTATGGCACTACCCAATTCTACAATCCGCAGACGGTCAGCAACACGCTATATCTTAACCATTGGGGAATCTACGGTGTGTCGCCTTTCACCCCGTGCGCGTTGTTCACGACCGACGCGGGTACCAGCATCACGGTCGTGACGCAGGCCGTGACCGGCTTCACGTTGACCCCGACCACGGGTGACGTGTCGGCGGGCGACGTGGTACCGCTCACGCCGAAGCTCGCCGCCACCGTCGAACCCACCGGCACCGCTATTGAGGTTGCGCCGAACTCCGCAACTTACGAGGTGTCCGCCACGCACGCCAAGCCGGCCGGGGCGTTTGCGCTTGACGTCAACACGTTCGTTGATGACCAAGCCCGCTTGCATGTCCAGCGCGGCGGCCTCACGGCGGGCGACGTTATCACCGTGACCGGCACCGCGACTTACGTCGACCCGAACGGGAAGACCACTGAGCATAAGGCCGAGTGCACTTTCACCGTCAAATAGTCTTCATGTTAAAATGGGTGGTGTTTCACGTGAAACACCACCCATTTTCGTATAAAGAAAGATATGATATGGACTTTCCACATCTGCAAAATGCTACGACGTTTCCCGATACTGATACGCGCGTGTATGAACAGTACCGTAATGTTTTCGATTACAATGTTTGGACGCCAAACACAGTAATAAAGTTGTGCCGTGTTAATTGGTACAACGATTATCACGACGTCGTGAAATTCCAAGATGATACCGCAAGAGACGCATGGTTCGATACGCTTGACGGTTTCGCCGTCCAGCTCATGTCTAACATGTATATCGCGCGCGCCGATACGGACGGCATAAAATTGCCCGTACCGTATATGACGGCGCAACGGTATAATTACGTTGTCGTTGATTTTTCGCATGATATTGTTAATACGCCGTATCAGAAAACCGACGTGCAGACACGCTATCACTTTTTCGTCACCTCGGTACGTGCGGAAGCGCCGAACACGACAACATGCACGCTTGTGCGTGATGTATGGACGGACTATATCAACAGCACCACAATTAACGGTTTGTTGCTGTCGCGCGGTCACGCGCCGTTGACGGAAACGACACCGCAAAAACTGTTGAGTAACCCACGGGCCAACTGTCGTGATTTTACGTTGCCCGACGTTGATTATGGCAACGCGGCGACGAACATTAGAAAAAGCACGCCGATTAACTTGCAAAACGGGGCAAGATACATATGTTTGGCCGCAACTTTTTCTCCGCAACAATTGCAATCAATGAGCAATGTTCGCGGTACAGCCGTTACGGATACCAGCCCGTCATATACCAATTCTGACGAAACGGTTAACGGTTTTGTATGGGGTGCCGGGAACATAAACACGTCAAACGTAACCGGCGCGGGTACGTCATATAGCTCCATTGATAACCTCACCGCAAGCAACGTGTACATGTACGCTCTGGAATCATCCAAAGTGTCGGGTGATTATTTTGATACGATGTTTGCGTATTATCCGCATATCATGTCACAAATCGTATCTGTTTTCGTTGCCACGACAAGCATGATGTACTTCGGAACCGTCACTACGGTTAATGATGTGGCATGGCATACGGTCAGCGGTGCGCGCGCAAAACTAGCGGACATTAATCTGACAATAAATGACTTCGGCTATTCACCTGAGTACGCCAAAATAACACGACTGTACCTTGCGCCCTACGCGCACTTGGAAATATCCGACAATATCGGCAATAAAAACCGGGTGGAAATAGCTGATTGCGGCCGTCTCTCGGCGCAAGCCGTCACGTCATTAAGCTACCCGATATTACGACAACTCGCATGGCTTGACGGCGTAGGGGGTGACGGCGGCACGTCCGTAACCATCAACGCCATCAACGGTGCTAGCATTACCGCCGATGTGCCGAACGCGGACGTGCTCAAAACGCTGATATCCCACGATATCCCGACGTATGCGTTGCAACGCCGCGCAATTGACGCGCAACGCGCCACCACTTACAATGTCGCCGTAAGTCAGGCACGGCAAAACGCCATGCTGACGTATGAAAACGGCGCGCGCTCGGCTAATGTCAGTCAGGCAAACACGTATCGTAGCAGTGCGGCGGCGGTGTCGAACACCGCACGCGCGAATCAACGCGACATAGCGACAAAAAACGAGTCCAATAGTGTGCGGTCGGATAATCTCACATACTCGAACACACGCCAAAACGCTGACTTGAAGACTAGCACGGCCAAAATCAACCGTGATGTAAGTGATGATAATACACTACAGAATAAAGCTTTTGTGGAGGGCACCCAAACTCAGGCAATAACAAACGTGGCAAGTGCGATAGGCACAATGGCGGGGGCCGCGCTGGTAATCGGCACCGGAGGCGCGGCATCACCGATGGTGGCCGGTGCAATGGCAATCGGCGGCGCGGCGCTTCAGGGTTACAACACCGGTATTGCAATCACTAACAGCCAGGAACTCAACGCGACGTCTAATTATGTTGCAACTGATAAAGCGAAAACCGCAATACAGACCAACACCGAGCAAACACAACATGCCATAACACAGGCCACCGCCGTGACCAATCGTGCGAACACGCAAGCCGACCACGTTACCGAGTACAGCACAAGCGCGGCTACCGACATGACCGCCACAAGCACGGGCGCGGCCAACACTAACGCGGGCGCGTCACGTAATCTGACGGTTGACAACGCCAAACGAATCATGACGAACACGCGCGACAACACAAATGCGTCATGGCGCGACACGCTCAACCATCCAGCGCAACCAGTCGGCGCGTATGGCGGCGACAATTTCAGACAGGCCACGGGGCTTGACACCATGACCGTGAAAATAGTCACGGAGGACAACGGCGCGATAGCGGCGGCGGGAGATTACATGCTACGCTACGGGATAGCAAGCAACAAACTCTACAACAAACCGACGCTGACAACGTGCAATCATTACACGTATTGGCAGACCGCCGACATATGGACGATATGCCCATTGGCGCAAAACGAGCAATTGCAGACAATAAGAGATATTTTCAATACCGGTGTTACAATATGGAACAGGCCCGAGGAAGTCGGCGGCGACTTCGTACACGACAATCTATAAGGTGAAAAAATATGGGACGCAAACGTACACATAAAAGACCATTGACCCGCGCGGAACTGGGAGAACGCGGCGTACCGGTATGGCAACAGTCCGAGGCGCTCAACTCGCAAGCGTATTCGATGGCATATTCGCAAATGTTGAACATCGCGTTATCACGGTTCAAATGGTTGAATCTGCCCAAGACCTGCGACGCGTGGTTTCTAGAATACAATCTATTATATTTCGGTTACGCGACAATCGCGTTTCCGCATAGTAAGCCCGGCGTGTTTTTCAGCACGCAGGCGGTGACAACATCGAATTTCAACCTGTATTACAAACCGAAGAAATGGGATAGCTACGGTGTCAACGGTTGGCGTTTCCCGGTGAACAATTCAAATGGTGTTTTCATCTACGCCAACCGTGCCCGCACGCCGCTCATTCCGACCATCGAGTTTTTCGCGCATGAGATTGAAGATTTATACATGACGCGACGGCAGAATCGCTTCAACCAGAAAACACCGTTTATTTTGGAGGTTCCAGCCGGTCAGCAGACGGCGGGCATCAACGTTATCAAGCAAATCAGCGGCGGTGAAATGGCAATCATGGCGACACCCGGTTTCACCGATTCCATGAAAGCCAACGTGCTGAAAACCAACGTCGATTATATCGGCATGGAATTACAGAACGACATACAAAACACGTGGAACTCATTCTATCAAGCGCTGGGAATCAAAAACCTCCCCTTGAAAATGGAACGGCAGACCGCCGACGAAATACAGGACTACGGCGAACCGACCGACCTACGCGCGCTCAGCGAACTGGAGGAACGCCGCGCCGCCTGCGATATACTCAACACAAGATTTCAAAAATACCTCAAGGAACCGATACAAGTCGTGTGGAACGAGGACAACATCTCACGCAATTATGATTATTTGAACAACCTTGAAAGATTGGCCGGTGATGATAATGCAGAATGACATAGACAGCTACCAGCCGTGCGAATCACGCGACGAATTTCATGGCGTGATGACGTACACGTTCGGAGAACTACTTGACGTGCCGGGTGGTGTTGACTGGGATAATGCCGCGTGGTCATGGCGGGACGTTGCCTATGATGACACGCAATACACGCGCTGTTGCAAGAAATTCGAAAACCGTTTCTACGACCGGGAATTAGGCGTTATGCCGCCGTCAAGATGGCGACGGCACTTCCTACGGCTCATACAAGAAATCATGCCGACATTACGCCCACTATACGCGCTTACAGATAAAAACCCTGACATAATACTCAGTGATAACGACACATGGCACAAAATGCGAACCGTTTTCAGCGATTTCCCGGCGACTCAACTGGCCGAAAATCAGGACTACGCAAGCAACGCAACAGATAATCAATACGAGACAGTCACTAATGGGAATTTCATGGACAAAATCGAACGTATCCGAAACGGTGAATATGTCGATATTGACGTGTTGTTACTCGACCATCTAGAATCATGTTTTAGCCCGTTATGGACTATCAACATAAACAATTACTAGCGAGGTGAATTCATGGACACCAATACATTAGCCCACATCGAAAACGAATATTCCAAACTTACCGAAAACATCAACAAACTAGGTGATTATCTATTGAAACAAATGAACAAAAAGAAAACGCTGACAAATGATAATCACTATAAATTGTTGATAAAACAATACGCCATCATGCTACAATACGCCGACGTTTTGGCGCAACGAATCAACCTCGCAAGGAAGGAAAAATAATGTTTCCATATCTACCATTTTTCTCGGTATGGCCGTACACGCCCGCCATACCCGCGTTCTACTGGAACGCCAAAAGTCAAGAGGAAATAATAAAACACATTGCGTGTGAAATCGACCACATAACGGCATATCTTGACGAAATCGTAACCGACATAAACAAAACATTGAACGACTACGATACAAGAATAAAAAACATTGAAGCACACCTAAACGATTATGCAATCGCCATAGCGCAAATACAGGAACAAATCGAACACATAGGAGACACACAACTAGTATGGAGCGTCACAAAAGGCGAATACACTGACAGTAAAACAGCACTACGCGACTTGTACCGCGAACTAGCAGTGTACGGCGCACGCGTCACACAAATAGCCGATATCAACACCGGTGAGCTAGCCAAGCACCGAACCGACGAAACACCCGCAATCGGCAATCTCACCATATTCGATGACACAACACCACGTGTCACTAACCCAACCACCGGCGATAAATACCCGCCACTTTCATAAAAAAGGAGTATCATGGTTAACACCACAAATTATGCACTGGAAAAATACGAGGCAGGAAGCTCCGCAAATCTACTTGACCAGTACAATTCATCAATGGATAAAATCGATGACGCCATAAAAAGCGTCAGCGATAAAGCGGACTTAGCGCTAAACAATAAAGTACTACCGGAGGGCCTAGCCGCATTCATACAAACACTAGGTCTAACTGCGGCTAACGCAAAAACACTTGGAACCACTCTCAACCACATATTAAACCGCACCGGCACGGAAACGTTCACCGTTACCGACCTCAGCACCCTCAAAAAAACCGAAGAGGGCTATCCAATTCCGCCATCCAAGTAAGGGCATATCATCATGGCAACAGAAACACCGTTCTATCATCTGTCACTATACGAAACAGGAGACCTAGCCGACCTACGCGACGGATACAACGCCGCAATGCGCACCCTAGACCGCGTAATACATCAACTAAAAGTGCAAGAAGAAATAAATCACCCGACAAATCTCAGGAAGAGTGCCTAACATGACCGAGTACACAACTAACTTCAATCTCGAAAAATATCAAGCCGGCGACGCGGCAAACCTAAACGACCAATACAATGCGTCAATGGACATTATCGACGATAATCTATACAAAATCAACACTAACGCAAACACTGCGGGCGGTAAAGCCACACAAGCACTAGAAACAGCACAAAACAACACCAAAAATCTCACAGCATTAGGCGTAACCGATACCGAAACCGCAACACAACTCAAAAACAAAATAGACACAACAACCACAACAGCAAACAACGCGCTAAACATGGCGCAAACCAACGAATCAAACATAACCGACATAAACAATAACATAACCGGCATAAACAATAACCTTACCGCACTACATGCAAACAACATAACGGACGCGAACAATCTTTATAACATCATTATCAAACCAAGACTAACTAACCCATACAACTCGAAAATAGTATGTATCGGAGACTCATACGGGCAAGGGTATATGTCCACAAATGAGGCGACAAAAAACCCATATGCGGTAATGGGTAAAACACTCAACGCAACCATCTACAATTACAGTGATGGCGGTGCCGGTTGGATTGCAACGGGTAACAATACGCACAGAAATTACAACGACCAAATAAACTATGCGGCGAAACAAGTACCAAACACAAACGACATTGATTTTATTATGATAACAGGTGGTCAAAACGATACCAGCGATGTTACTAGCGCTGTTATCAACACATTACAAAACGCACATAACCTATTCCATAACGCGCAAATAGTCGTGTACCCGTGCCAATGGACCGCATATCAGGTGTGGAACACACTTCTACAACGATACGCCGAGATAAGCAATGGCGTAACAAAATGCGGATATGCACGTTTCGCGGAATACGGCTATGAACTAAACCTTGGAGAATGGCAAAACATCTCTAGTGATGATAAGCACCCAAACGACACCGGATACGAAGTAATGGGCACAAAATTCGCAAGCGTCCTACAGGGCGGATACGGTGGTTGCACAAAAACCATGAAACCTCTAACATACGCCAACAACGTAACCGGAACTGGTAGAGATTTATGCACATTAGACCACGGCACAATAACCGTACAAGCGCACCTAACCGTGACCACCACACTATCCGGGGGGTCAAATCTATTTGAAGTACCGAAATTTATTACAATAAACGACGATTCCGCATTATACAAATATGGCGGCACTAACAAAAACAACGGCCCAACACTAACCGGATACCGCAATCCAACCAAAACACAAAACGGTATAATATACACGCCATATGGTACTATAGCGCAAGAAATATTCGTAGCCTTCACACAACACGTCTAATACAATAAACAAAAATAAACCGGTTGGTAGTACTACCAACCGGTTTATTTTATATCAGTCACCACACAAAATCATAAATTGTAACAACATAACAACCAACACCATCTTTAACACCACAACACACAAAATCAAAATCACAATCACCATAAGCATAATCAAGAACCCTAGTAAGAGCTGATTTAAACGTGACCACGCCATTATCAATCTCCTTACAAGTAGTAACAATTTTCTCAAAACCGTCAATATCAACCGAATATACATGATTCGGTACAATCTCAGTTACATAGGTCTTAACTTTAAACATTTTAATTACTCCTTTTTTGTTTTTTTTTTTTGTTGATACCTCAAATATAGCACACACAAAACACGACACG